ATGACGTTCGAGGCACTGGATTTTACATGCGACCGAACGAAACATTGACCTTTGAAGCGGTGCCAGAGGGCGCATTTACTGGCACGGTTTCGCTTTCGGTTCGTTGGATTGAGGAGTTTTAAATGGCGGTTATAATCGGCACAGATTCATACGCAGACGAGGCGGCGCTTTTAGCATACGCGACAGCCAGAGGGCTGACGATTGCAGGCGACCAGACACAGCTTTTATTGCGCGCAATGGATTTTATCGAATCGAGAAGTTTTGTCGGAACCAAAGCGACCAAGGCGCAGCCGCTACAATGGCCGCGTGATGGCGTAACAATAGATGGCTGGGAAGTGGCAAGCGATGAAGTACCCGCAAAACTGGCCAAAGCCCAGATTGAAATTGCGCTTTCTATTGACGCGGCAAGCGACCCAATGGCTACAGAGGGCAGGGCTATTTCATCGACCAGCGTTGGGTCGGTGTCGGTCACTTACGCCGACAAAAGCGAGGTATCGCGGCCAAAGATTGACGCCGCGCTTGCTGGCTTGGTTCGTGAGGGTATCGAGGTGGTCTTTATATGAACTACGAAGAATTGGCGACACTGGCGCGGGGCGTTTTGCGTGAAATGGGCGCACAATTCACACTGACACGCGAATCAGGCGGTGCGTATAACCCGACCACTGGTGTCGAGGTGCCTGTTGTCACTAGCTACACTGGCGCGGGCGTGTGGGGCGTTTACAATCAGCAGCAATACAACGATCAAATCCAGTCTGGTGACGTATTGCTGACGCTTGAGGCCACCACCACAGAACCAAAGATTGGTGACAAAGTGGCAGGGTATAAGGTTGTGAACGTCATTAAAACCGCGCCAGATGGCGCAACGGCGGTGATTTATGAACTTCAGTGCAGACATTAAAAAGGCCGCGAAAGCGATGGGAAAAGACGCCGATGAAGTGCTTGCCGCGAACGTGCTGAAAATGGCTGGCAAAATTATCAAGGCAACGCCCGCGCTAACAGGCACAGCAAGAAACAACTGGTTTTTTAGTATTGACACCGAGGCAAGCGGCGAGCGAGTTGGCAAAAAGCCAGCGCCAGACGCACACGCAAACGCGGTTGATACGGCAACGAAATTTTCGTTCGGTCATGTTTTTTACATCATAAATCGAGTGCCATACGTCAGGCACCTTGAGAACGGAACGCCAAAAATGAAACCGTTCGGCATGATTAAAAGCGCGCTGGACGACTTGCAAGAGTCTTTGAAAAAATACAGGTGATTTGAATGGCAACGCATTATTCGGATATTTCAGCGGCATTAGACGGGCGGCTTGACGCGCTGGGTGAGTTGGTCGCGTGGGAAAATCGACACTTTGAAGCGCCGACAGATGACACACTATTTTTGCGGCAAACTAATCTTGCTGGCGATACGGTGCAAGCTGAACTTGGCACGAATGGCCAAGATTTTTCTATTGGAATTTATCAGGTAGATATAATCGGCACGTTCGGCAAAGGTAAAGCGCCACTTTATGCCCTGTCAGACGCCGTATGCGATCACTTTGCGCGCGGGCAGGTAATGACATACAACGGAATCAAAGTGCGGGTGCGCGGCAACAAGCGCGGCGCAATGATCACAGACGAACAACAGGCGATGATACCTGTTGAAATTTTCTATGAAGCGTACACAGCCGCACGATAGCTTTTGGCAGTTTTTGCGGTATTATGAATAAAACTTAATTGAGGATTACGACAATGGCAAAAGCAGTCGGCGCACAGCATGAAGCGGATTTCGTAGCGGAATCAGTTTTTGGCACGACCCCAACGACCCCAGCAATGACACCAATTCGCCACACTGGTTTCACTTTGGGTTTAACTAAATCAGCAATCCAAAGCGCAGAATTACGAGCAGACCGTCAAATTTCTGACTTGCGACACGGTAACAAATCGGTCGCGGGCGATATTTCTGGCGAGTTTATTTATGGCAGTTTTGATGAATTTCTTGCCGCTGCAACTGGCGGTTCGTGGGCGGCGGGCGTTCCCATTGCTGGAACAGACCAGTTAAAGGTTGGCGAAGTTTTGACCAGCTTTACAATTCGCCGCTGGTTCAGCGACATTAATGCGTATGAAGTTTTCACGGGCGTTCGCATGGGCGGGTTCAGTCTATCCGTGCAGCCAGACGCCGTGGCCAGCATTTCTTTTAATTGCGTTGGCAAAGACAAGATCGCCGAGGACATTTCTGGCGCTACCCAAAACGTTGTTGATACCAATTCGCCGTTGACTGGCCACGAAATTGGCACAATCAAGGAGGGCGGTGTGGCTTACGCGGGTATGACTGGCATCGAATTGTCACTGGCCAACGGTGTCGAATCAGCTTTTGAACTTGGCAGCGATACCACAGGCGACCACATCATAGGCCGCAGCAACGTGACTGGCACGGTAACAGCCTATTTCACCAGCGCGGCATTGCTGACTAAGTTTATCAACGAAACTGAATCGAGCCTTGAATTTACGCTTACCGATTTGGACGGGAACGCCGTTCGGGTTTTTGTGCCGCGCATTAAGTACACAGGCGGCCAGCCAGACGTTAGCGGTGAGGGTGCTGTATTGCTTTCAATGCCTTTCCAAGCGCTTTACGACACCGTGACTGGCACAAACTTGGTTATTGAACGGAACCCAGCATAATGAGATTTGACGATTTTATTGCCAAGCATGGCACGGCCACAAAGCAGGGCGCTGGCGCAAAATTGCCAGTCGGCGACACTGGCGAATTTTTGGTTGTAGTTGGTTTAGAATCAAAAATTGGTCAGGCCGCGTCTTGGGATATGGCACGGCTGGATAAAACCAGCCTGAATTTTGCTGACGACATGCGGGCTATTTATGCCCGCTTTGTCATTGACTGGTCTATCGAAGATAAGCTGACGCATAAAAAAGTTGTTCGCATTTTTGAAGAACGCCCAGCAATGATGGCCGAGGTAATCGAGTTTTCGCAGAACAGCGGAAATTTTACAGCGCCCTAGTCGATGAACTGGTGGCCTTTGCAGAAAATGAATTTGCATTGGCCACAACCGTTGGCAGCACAGGGCAGACCAAACGCCACCATTTTGAAATGCTACAGCGCGGCGGGTTCGCCGTACCAGAATTAGAAAACGCGCCAAAAATGCCAGAGCGGTTGGGCTATTTGTGGGGCGCATATATCGAAATCGTAAACGCTGGCTGGTCACTTGGTTTTTCCGAGATTAAAGCATGGTCGGAAATGGCTGGAATCGAGTTTAAAGGCTGGGAAGTTGGCGCGTTGATCAAACTTGAGAGAGCGAGGAACAGCAAAAATGGCTAGTTATATGTCGAAATTCGGAATCAAGATCGAGGCGACTGGCGCAGATGTTGTCACGAAACAAATTGATGATGTGGCCAACGCTGCCGATGGCGCTGAAAAATCCACTGGCAAACTCTCAGACACACAAACACGCTTAAAAGGCGCTTTTCAGTCAGTCACGGCACCAGCCAAAATGATGATTGGAGCGGCCACAGCTTTGGCGGCGGCTTATACTGCCACTGTAGGCGCTGCCGTTTTGCTGACCAAAAGCCACGCTGAACAAGCCAAAGAATTGAAGTCATTAGCACAGGCGGCGGGCATAACCGCCGAAGAAATGCAGCGGCTACAATTTGCAACGGCTGGGCTGGGCTTCGACGCTAAAGGGCTTTCAGACGTTTACAAAGATATGAACGACCGAATCGGTGACGCTGGCATTGGTTCTGGCGCACTAATGGATTTCTTTGAAAAAATCGCGCCCAAAGTTGGCGTGACTTATGAGCAATTTAAAAAGCTAAATTCGGCGGATGCGCTTCAATTATACGTTTCCAGCTTAGAAAAAGCGGGCGCAAGTCAGGCCGACATGACTTTTTATATGGAAGCCTTAAGTAGCGAATCGACCAAGTTGCTGCCGCTACTGCAAAACAACGGCGCAGAAATGAACCGCATGAAAGAGCGCGCCCAAAGTCTGGGCATTGTGCTTTCTGAGGTCGAAATATCAAAGCTGGCGGCAGGTACAAAAGCATTCACTGAAACGGGCAAAATCTTTGGTTCGGTGCTTGATCGAATCAGCATGAACCTAGCGCCCATTATTAACGCCATCGCTGAAAAATTTTCAAACGCTGCAATCGAGGCGGGCGGCTGGGAAAAGGTTGTAAACGATTCTATGCGCCGCGCGGCTGTGTCTGTTGGCTATTTTGCTGACGGGCTGGCATTCGTTGGCAACGTGTGGGATTCGATCAAACTGGCCGTTGTAGGCGCTGAATTATTGGTTTTGAAAGTGTTCCAAGGCTGGTCGATGATTTCTGACTTGCTTTGGACGGGCATAGCCACTGGCGTTGAATGGGTGGTTGGAAAATTCAACTGGTTCGCCGAGGGAATCAACACCCTAGCGCCGAAAATGTTTTTGCCCATCGCAAAATTTGCCGACTGGGTTTTTGACGGTATCGCTGAAAAAATCAACTGGGTTTTTGAGCAGATCAACAAACTGCCCGACCGAATAATGGCGCCCATTGAACTGATACCAGTCGGCGAAAATAGCTTTGTCGATCAGCTTGAGGCACTAGCTGGTGTCGGCATGGCTATCGTTCCGACTATCGATATGGAGCCTATAGCAAAAGGCACCAGCGTTGTTACAGACAATATCACCCGATTGATTGCCGTGGCGTCAGATCAGGCCGCTGGATACATCGAACAGATTTCCGCGCCGCTACCGTCTGACCGAATAATTGGTTTTTTTGACGAAGTTATTGCGGCGGCAGATGAAGCTGCCGAACTTGATATTGCGCGAAAGCAAGACGAAAAAGATAGAGCGGCTGAACATGCGGCCTATTTAACACAGCTTGAAAAAGACAAGGCGGCAGAAATTGCGGCAATCAAGCTGGCAGATGACACCGAGAAACTTGTTAGCCTACAAAATTCAAAAACATGGAACGACAGCCGCGAAAAGCGCGCCGCGAAAGAGAAACAGATGGCGGCTGACAAGCTGGCGTTCGAT